CCTTCAAAAGCTGGTTCTTCGGCGGCGGCTTCAAGTTGTTTGTCAATCTTCTTATCAAAGAATCTCTCTCTTTGATTTCTGAGGAATTCTTCGTTATCCATGCCAAAGATGTTTTGAGCAATCCAACGACGGCTAAACATTGTGTCTTGGGCTGATCCAGCCACCTCAAACTTCTGCTTGATAAACTCAAGCTCTTGGATCTGGGCTAGTTTACTTGGGTTGTTTAGAACGAGATCAAATGAAAGAATATCTTCGCCTCTGTAGCCTAGAGTATAAAGATGAATAATACCAATCTTCTCCAACTCTGCGATAACTGATCTCTGTAGTCTTTGAATAGTTCTAGCAAAGCGAATGTCCTTTTGAGCTAGAGTTGTCTTCTCTTCGGGCATTTGATCTAGCTGTGAAAGATAAGACTTTGGAATCTTAATAGCTGAGAACAGCTTGTCTCTTAAGTAATTTACATCTTCAATAGCGGCAGCATTTTGACCACCGGCTAAAGTTTCAATTGCCGTTGCTGAACCATTTCTCACTGGGAGATAGTAGTCCTCTTCGACAGACATTGGATTATAGCGAACATCCATGTTGCCAGTTTGAGCATCAACAAGAGTGTGTCGCTTCATGTTGGTTATGGTCTTTTGCATAAATTGTTCAACATCTTCTGGTGGGATACCACCAACATCGATCTTGAAAACTCTTCTTTCTGGGGCTCTTACAATTCTGTAAGCCATCATCGCATCTTCCATTAGAGTTAATTGTCTCCAAATGCGGCGAGCTGATTCTAGAACTGAAGTTCCATAAGGGGCATACTTGTCGTTGCCTAAAATTCGGAAGTGAGCCATTTGCCAGTTTTCAAAAGTCAAACCACCACTATTCCATTGGAATTGGACATAATTGGGATTAGACTTATCTTCACCCTCCAACCTCTCGATTTCTCTCATTGGAAGGCCGATAACAGAAGTAATTCCCATCTTATCGTCAACATCTAAGTAAAGAAAGTAATCTCCATACTTACACATGTTACGACACCAACTGAATAGATTGGATTCAATGTTGAGAACATTATAGTAAAGTTCTTCTAGAATTGATTTGATTTCTTGATTGTGACAGTCGATCTTTAGAAGTGGAGTTAAAATGCTGTGAGTGGTCATCTCATCAGCATAAATGTCCAAAGCAGAAGCTAGCTCTGGTGTATATTCCATTTGACCAAAATCTAAGTATCGCTCTGCTCTATTGTGATTAACCATAATAGAGGTTTGCATGTAATCATAGGGATTATAACGAGCTTTTTTGAACTCTAAACCTGCTAGTGATTTGAATTTAGTTGAATACTTGTTTAAATTGTTTCTTCTATCAAGAGCTACTTGTCGCTGATTGTAATTAACAATCGGACCAGAGAAGATTCTTGTCAGAGCCTTAAAAAGTGGAGAAACATTATTTCTTGGATTTCTACTTTGGTCTGCCATTTTTTACCCTTTGAACAACCAAGCAAAGCTATTTACTTGTTGTTTTTGTTTCATTAAATTATCCTGTGAATTATTATAACCTACCATACCAGGAATTTTAGTGTTAAATTCTTTATTTGAACGAGTGACGGAATTAAGCATTGCCATCTTATAATCGTATTCTCTTTTATTGGCTACCAAGGCAATATCTCTTACCCAACAAGCAATAGCGCAGGACATAACTAAGTCGTCATTATAACCCTTCATTGCTTCTGCTCTGCCGTTGTTCCAAATAAAAGTCTTCATTTCGTTTGCCAATCTAGGAGATTTTATTGTAATTAGTTTTGTTCTGATGAACTCTTCAAATTTGGCAATGATTAATGGTCTTGATTTTGAAGACATGGTTACACCTGGAACTGAATTAGAAATATTTTCAGCCTCATACCTATCAACATAATCATGAGAATGTTTAATTGAATAATAAATATTTGGATGACGAGTTTCTCTTAACTTATCTAAAACCGTCATGCCGATTGAGTTGTTTTCTACTACAGTTAAGCAGAAGCCATATTCACGACTAGCTTCAAAAATCATCTCCGAATAAACATCTAGGGTTGGCTTGCCTTGGTATTCAGCCACTTGAGTCATTGTGTCTGTTTCAAAAATGTGGAAAGCTGAAAAGTCTTGACCGTCGCCACGGGCAACGTCACCCACTAAAACATAATTCTTTCCAGGCTCATAGGGCTCCCAAATCCAGAAGTTTCTATCAAAGCCAGTTTTGTATTTTGGTTCAACTAAACTTTTTTGTAGTCTTTCTAAATCTTCGCCATGGATTAGCGTTTCACCTGAGAAATTAAAAGAACATTCAAGCTCTTGGGCTATCTGTCTACGAGACATGTTTCTTGTTTCTTTGTCGAACCAAGCTTGATCTCTGTCTGGGTGGACTTGCCATGGAAGGTTAATTGTGTTGAAGTCGTTTTTACCTTCTTCACCCTCGGTAAATGTTTTATGGAACCAGTTACCTACACCATTAGGAGTTGAAATAGCAATACAACGACCACCAGTAGATAGTGTTGGATAAAGACCAGTCCAAAGCTCTTCAAGACCTTCAACGTGGGCTGCTTCGTCAATAACCAAAAGAGTTAAAGCCTCTGAACGACCAGCATCGCCGGAAGTTGAAGAGGCTTTAATCTGAGAACCATTAGCTAGTTCAAATGAGTTTTTATTGTCTGTAGTGATTTTAGAAATCTTCATCCAATCCGGTAAAGACTTCATCATAAATTTTACTTTTTTAACTAAGTTAGATGCTGTGCTTAATTTCGTAGCTATGATAAGAATGTTCTTATCTTTATGAAAAAGCATCATCCAGCAAACATAGCCAGCTACAGTAGTAGAAATGCCAAGCTGACGACCTTTGTTGATTACATTGAATCTGTGTTCGTTGAATTGATTAATACAATCTGCTTGAAAATCATAAAGCTTGAATGGAATAGTACCTTCAAGTGGGTGAGAGATTCTACAAAAATTTGTAATAAAATAATTTGGATCTTTACCACACTTTACAATTTCGTTGACAATTTGAGCTTTTGTTAATTTGAACGCCATTAAAATAACTAGTATTTACGCCAGAAAGGCTTGTATTCTAGTGTTTTATTTCTCTTGGCTTCTTTGAGGTTTGAAATGAAACCCTTGTAGAAATCGGCTTCAGACTTTCTTTCTTTGCCTTCTGGCTTTGGATCTTCTTGAGCTTTTAAACCGCCAATTTTGTACATACCAACAGCAGTCACTACAGTACGGAGTTTGTTGATTGGTTGAATGAGAATGTCAATCTCGCCTTCTAGCTTAAGATTAACACTGGCTTTGGTGGCTTTCTTAGCCTCTGATTTAATAAACTTGATGATGTCTGCCATTCTTTGTTCGATTTCTTTTTGGTATTTCTCAAGACCCATCTTGTGAATACCACGAAGACCTTGGAGATTCTCTTCTGTGTTGTACTTTACAACTAGAAGGTCACCTTGAATCTTACAGCCAAATCCGTCCATAACACGGCTATCTAGAACGGGATTGCCTTCTTCTCTACGAAGACCAATTTTGATTGGCTCACCCTTCTCGTCTGTAGCCCCATCATAGGAGTTAGCCATTGCGGCTGAGATACCTTGAATTATTTTATGGACATTATCATCATACATTAGTTTTTCTTCCATTCGCAGGTCTGGCAGTGTCCCTTTTTCTTTATCATAACCTTGTCGATGTTGGACATCTTAAAATTATAACAAACAGGGCATTTGTCAGCTTTTCTATCAATAAATAGTTTAGATGTAATTAAAATACCATCATGCTCTCTAGTGATAGAAGATTTATCTTCCGTAGATGTTCTTTCTTTTAATTGCTCTAGATAATCTTTCTCTTTTTGATCATCCCAATGAGAAGCAGGATTCTCGACAGCTTCTTTACCCCATCGCTTTTCAATGGCTTGTTCTATCTTGGCAACTTCATTTAAATCTTTTTTCATTGTCTAATTTCGACGGCTATCTTAAAAATTCCAACCGATAATCCAATGCCAGCTA